AATAGCAGAAGCGTTCATGCAACTGAACATCAGACAATCAGAACGCACAACTGCGGAAGAGGTACGCCTCACGCAGATGGAACTAGAGCAACAGTTAGGTGGGATCTTCTCATTACTAACCATTGAGTTCTTAATTCCATATCTAAATAGAACTCTCTTAATCCTACAACGTAGTAAAGAGATACCTGCTATACCTAAAGACTTAGTACGTCCACAGATTGTTGCGGGTGTTAATGCATTAGGTAGAGGACAAGATAGAGAAAGTCTTACACAATTTGTAGGGACTATTGCACAGACATTAGGACCAGAAGCATTGATGAAATACATTAACCCATCAGAAGCTATCAAGAGATTGGCAGCTGCTCAAGGTATAGATGTATTAAACTTAGTTAAGACTGAACAGGAGATGGCTCAAGAACAGCAACAGCAACAACAGATGGCAGCTCAGCAATCCTTAAT